ATTTAAAACCTTTGATGGCAGGTTTAGTTGAGATTGAAGCTTTAGAATCTTTAAGTCCTCAAGTACAAATAGAAAATTTATTGTATGATTTTACTGTGCATAGATCTAAAGCTAGAACTAAAGAAGATATCTTAAACAAGATAGCTTGGACTGATGAAGGGTTTACTTATTTTAGAATGAGAGATTTTTATGCTTTTGCTAAGCGTAACAATTGGGACATCGATTTACAAAAGACAGGTAACTTAATTAGACAACTAAAAGATATTTATGTAGATGAGGTCCGAATGAAACTACAAGGACAGACACCACATCTTGTTAAAATAAAAGCTTTAAAGGATAGCGGTGCAGAAGTTAGTCGCGTAACATATCAGGAATCACCGTTTTAATGAAAACCATTATCTTAGGGCCACCAGGTACCGGTAAAACTACTACACTATTAAATTTAGTGGATCAGTTTATGAAATCCGGAGTTGATCCAAAGCGCATTGGTTATTTTTCTTTTACTCGCAAGGCTGCACACGAAGCAGCTAGTCGTGCGGCGGTGAAGTTTAATTTAGATCAGACTCAAGATTTAATTTATTTTAGAACCCTACACTCATTGGCCTTTAGAATGTTAGGGCTTAACAAAGAACGCGTAATGAAAAAAGAAGACTATCGTGAGTTTGGATTAAAGGTTGGTATACCTATTAAAATGTCCTTTCATTCTGAAAGCGATGGAGTTTTTAATTCAGACAACGAATATTTAAGATTAATTAATAAGGCTAGAGTCACGGAACGAGATTTGATGGAGGTGTATGATGACAATACACACAACTTGGATATTGAACGTGATACATTATTTTTATTAAACCAAGAACTAACACGTTTTAAACAAGAGAAAGGTATGATTGATTATGATGATATGTTGGACAACTTTGTTTCACAAGATATCAGCCCAGAGTTTGATGTCCTCTTTATCGACGAAGCACAAGATCTTAGTCCATTGCAATGGAAAATGGTTAGAGGTATGTGGTCCAAGTCCGACAAAACTTATATTGCTGGAGATGATGATCAAGCAATCTTTAAATGGGCCGGGGCCGATGTTGATCATTTCATCGCCCTCCGTGAAGATGTTGACGACATTAAAGTTTTAGATCAATCTTATCGTATTCCTGGTGGGCCTATCCACGAACTTTCACAAAATATTATTGATCGTGTACAAAATAGATACGACAAAGATTATAAACCAAGGCCAGAAACAGGGAAGCTACACCGTTACGCAGACATAACACAAATAGATATGTCAGAGGGTGAGTGGCTAGTGTTGGCATCAGCAAATTATTTTCTTGATGATGTAAAAGAGTTGTGCGAGCTACAGGGGTGGTACTATTCACATAGAGGAAAAAATTCAGTATCTTTAAACTTGCTTACAGCGATACGTAACTGGGGTCAGTGGATTAAAGGAGAGAAGCTAAGTGTTATACAAATAAAAAATATTTATTCTTATCTTGGTGAAAATGTTACTAGAGGTTATCGTACCGCAAAAACGTTCAATGCAGATTTATATTATGGTATTGAAGAATGTATCGCGGAACACGGATTACAAACTAAAGAAGTTTGGCATAGTTCTTTTGAAGGGCTTGGTTCTAATATAGAAAACTATATTAGAAATATGTTAGCTCGAGGTGAAAATATAATTAAGTCACCAAGAATTATTATGTCTACAATACACGGCGCCAAAGGAGGCGAAGCTGATAATGTTTTACTATTGCCTGATATTACTAAGTCTGCTGTTGATGCTAATGATATTGACCCAGACGACTTGCACCGGTTGTTTTATGTAGCCGTTACTCGTGCCAAGAAAGCATTACATATTTTAGAACCAAAAAACTACGAAAGGGCGTACCCATTATGAGAAGTAAATACGGAATACCAGAGTTTACTAAAGAAGGTTATTTTAAAAAACTAGTAGAGGAAGGTGTCGTTAGAGACGATGTAACTTTAGGTGACTTAAAAAAATTTGATGCAGTTGATTATCCATCACATTACAACCAAGGAAAAATACAATGTATCGATGCCATTGCTTCTATGCAAGGTGATGGTTTTAAATATTATTTACAAGGTAGTGCAGTTAAATATATTTGGCGGCACGAACATAAAGACAAACCCATAGAGGACCTGGACAAAGCAATCTGGTTCTTAAATAAATTAAAAGAGGAATACAAATGAAACCATTACAAATGCCAATGTTCAGTCCAGAAACTGAATGGGTACCACCATCAAATTTACCTGATTTAAAAGAATATCCAGAGATAGCGATTGACTTAGAGACTAGAGATCCAAACTTAATGACTATGGGTTCTGGTGCTATTCGTGGTGACGGCGAAGTTGTTGGTATTGCGGTAGCAGTTGAAGGCTGGTCCGGTTATTTTCCAATCAATCACGAGGGTGGTGGAAATATGGATAAAGCTTTGGTGTTAGATTGGTTTGAAGAAGTATTACATACACCTGCGACAAAAATATTTCACAATGCGATGTACGATGTATCTTGGATCAGGTCTATGGGCTTTCAAATCAATGGTGGTATTATTGACACGATGATTGCATCATCGCTGGTCGATGAAAACCGCTGGAGTTTTACTTTAGATGCTATGTCGAAACAATATGTAGGAATGGGTAAGAATGAAAAGATTTTACAAGAAGCCGCTAAAGCTTGGGGTGTTAATCCTAAAGCGGAGATGTGGAGACTACCTGCACCGTTGGTAGGTGAGTATGCGGAACGTGATGCCGTCGTGACGTTAAAACTGTGGCACGCTATGAAGCACGAACTAACCCAACAAGATTTGTGGGATGTGTTTAATCTGGAGACAAACTTATTCCCGTGTTTAGTTGATATGAAATTCAAGGGAGTTAGGGTTGATTTAGACCAAGCAGAGGTATTGAAAAAAGATTTAAATAAACAAGAAAAAATAATTCACGAAAAAATAGAAAAGTTATCAGGTTTTCCCATAGAGATTTACGCGGCAACCAGTATAGCTAAAGCTTTTGATAAATTAAAAATACCATATGATCGAACGGACAAAGGTGCACCAAGTTTTACAAAAAACTTTTTAGCTACTCATCCAGCAGAGCTTCCAAAATTAATTAATGAAGCTAGAGAAGTTAACAAGGCTAGTTCAACTTTTATTGATACAATTTTAAAACACGCACACAAGGGTAGAATTCACAGTGACATCAATCAGATTAGATCAGATGATGGTGGTACTGTAACTGGTCGTTTCAGCTACAGTAATCCGAACTTACAGCAAATTCCAGCACGACACAAAGTTATTGGGCCAGCCATACGTTCCTTATTTTTACCGGAAAAAAATCATACTTGGGGTTGCTTTGATTACTCACAACAAGAACCGCGGATCGTGGTACACTACTCTTCATTATTAAAGTTAGAAGGTTCTTCGATGATTGTTGATCAATACAATAAGGGTGAAGCAGACTTTCATCAAATGATTGCGGATATGGCTGGTATTGAACGTAAACAAGCCAAGACCATTAACTTAGGATTAATGTATGGTATGGGTAAAAATAAACTTATGGCGGAGTTAGGTTTGTTAAAAGAAGCGGCAGAAAGTTTAATTAAAACTTATCATCAAAAAGCTCCTTTTGTTAAAATGCTCTCAGAGGCGGTTATTAGACAAGCCGAGGACAGCGGTAAGATTCGCACGATCGGTGGCAGACTTTGTCATTTTGATATGTGGGAGCCACACGGCTATGGCATTAAGAAACCATTAAAACACGCAGACGCACTTAGGGAACACGGACCGGGGATTAAAAGAGCTTTTACGTATAAGGCCCTAAACAAGCTTATACAGGGTAGTGCCGCGGATATGACCAAGAAGGCTATGCTAGCTCTTTATGAAGCTGGAGAAGTACCTCATATACAAGTACACGATGAATTAGATATTTCCGTACACTCTAAAGAGCAAGCGGAGAAAATTATAAATATAATGGAAGATGCGGTTGAATTGAAGGTACCAAATAAAGTAGATTACGAAGAAGGTACAAGCTGGGGAGACATAAAGTAATGCCGCCTCTAAAAGGAATAAAAGAGACGGCATATGATAAGGGAAAGATTATTATATAATATAATAAATTAAATACTTGTCAAATCAAATAAAGTGACTATATACTCCCATAGTATAACATAAACAAAGGAAAAAAATGCCAGATATAGAAAAATTTAAGTCAGTATCAGTGTCAAAAGACACTCACAATAGACTTATAAGGTTTGCAGCCACTCGTTTTGAAGTGCCTGTATCAATACAGAAAGCAATTAGCTTTCTGCTAGAGCAAGAAACTAAAAATGGAAAAAGAAAATCTAGTTAAAACAATATGCCCGCGCTGTAATGGCAACGGGTATATTACAATTGCTCCAGTAGTAGCTACTGTAGGTGATAAAGGCCAATCGTCAGATTGCCCCCAATGTGAAGAAAAAGTTATGTATTTTGGTAAAGAAACAACGACCCATAATGGTTATGTTATGTTGCCAATAGACCAAACTAGATTAAATATTGAAGGCGGTCGTGAATCAAAAACAAAATGGTCAGGGGAAACTTTGCCGGAAGTGGGGAAATGAAAAATTATTTACACATAGGTCAAATAGAAGAGTATATGAGAGGCCAAGGTTTACCCAGGGGCTTTCAACAAGAAACTTTACGTAAGAAAAAAAGAGAAGGTAAGTTTGTTGCACCTTTTATTAAAATAGGTAATACACCTTATTATTCTATTAAAGGTTTAGAAGCTTGGTTAGAAGAAAACACGGTAATAGGTTAATGGATCCAGAGGAGGAATACGGATGGTAATAGCAATTAAACGCATCAACAATTGTAGGGACGCACTTACAACAGCAACTTGTTCACGGATGAGAAAAATGTGGAAGCGTAATTACGAAATTTTATTAAGAAATTATTGGAGGGATACAAGTGAAAGAATTCTTACTGCCGCTGGCCAAGTACATTAATTTTGTACTAATGTTGATAACTCTATACTTTTGTATAACAGTTATGGTTGTAAATTTTAGATATATTGATAGACTGAATAATACTATAGATACGATGTGGCACGAAATTGAACAGGTGAAAGATACTAATATTAAACTGTGGCAATTTATCGAGGAACACGAAAATGATTTTAAATAAGGAAGATACGATAGTGAGAGCAAAGATTCCAGACCGGATGATGAGTACAACTTTTACCCTACCGATAGATGATCGTAAGGTAGTTGGTATTGTAAATTACACTGCAGATACTAATGGGGTAATACCATTAGCGTTTTGGGTGAAGATTAAACCAACTGATTCTTATCTTGATCGAGAACTAAGAGCATCTGGTAAATTAATTTCTAGGTGTTTACAACACGGTGAAGATTTAAAAGAACTAGCTGACACGTTATCACAAGACAATATTATTGGTCAGATGATAAATTACTTTTACAAAAACGTAGAAGATATTATAATGGGTGTACAACCCGATAAAAAACAACGTATGCTATCAACGGATCCATATGCATCACAGATGAAGGAGTAATTATGGCTAAAGACGGCGCACATTACCCATCAGTAAAGTACAAACAAAACTTTAATAGTATTTTTAAAGGTAAAAAAAGACTAAGTCCTAAGACTACCAAACAATTTTTAGAGGAAATGACAAATGAAAAAAAAAGAAGATAGTTTTTTGTCACTTACGGATGTTGAGGATTATAGTGAAGAACTACAAATTACTTGGATACCAGAAGGCGAAGAACAACCTGGAGACAAAGAAATTTTAATAGATTTACCCTCTTCTACTATAGATAGAATATGCAAAAGCAAATTTGGCCACACAAACTGGGCTAGAATGGGTGCTATAACCCCTGAAGAACTACAAAGAAATCCTGCTGATATTGACTATATTGAGGGAATAGTATATTTTAAGAACTCAATTAACGTATAGGATATTTTATGACTTTACCTTCATCAGGGGCTATTTCTTTTGATAATCTTAGAACTGAACGTGCTGTTGGTGGATCAATAAATTTAGGTGATATGTATAGAACAGGACTTAAAGTACCAGTTGTTCCACTTACATCAGGCATACCTTCTTCAGGTACTATTAGTATGTCTAATTTTTATAGTAAAGCTATGTACCAGTATGGTTTAACTTTTAAACACGCAACCAATTTAGGTGTACAAAAAATAACTAATGAAGGTTTTTCTATGGGTACTTCAATTTGTTCAAATGGTAATGGTAATTATTTTAATAACGGTACTGTTGGTACTGGAACGTTAGATAATTCTGGTAATAGAATTTTATGGAATTCTTTTAGATATATAGGTGGTAATAACAGTAGCCAAACGGTTTCAATTACGATAATTGAAGGGAACAATAGTTTTGCGAATACTGCTATTAACTCTAATGCCTCTGATATAAATAGAGGTAATTTTGCTTCAAAAATTGGAGGCAAGACAATTACTGTAAGAAACGGCACTTCCACTTCTGGGTCTTCTATATTTTCATTTACGATTCCTAATGCTTCTAACAC